TGTGTTCCAGGCCGCGGTCTTGGTCGCAAGAACCTGTTGCGCGACGGTTTTTCTTTCGAGCTGGTCCAGTGCGTCGACGATCAGGAAGAACGATTCGGCGAGTTCGGCGTTCCCGGCGGCCTGGGCTTCGTTGCCCTTGGCGAGCGCCTGGTCCCGCTGAAGTTTCCGCTCGTCAACTCCGGAGAGTTGGTCTATCGATTTGTAGAGCGAATCGACGGTGCTTCGGTTTTCTTCAAGGATCGTCGTGGACTGCTGAGCGAGTGCGTTCCAGGCCGCGGTCTTGGTCGCAAGAACCTGTTGCGCGACGGTTTTTCTTTCGAGCTGGTCCAGTGCGTCGACGATCAGGAAGAATGATTCTGCGAGTTCGGCGTTTCCGGCGGCCAGGGCTTCGTTGCCCTTGGCGAGCGCCTGGTCCCGCTGAAGTTTCCGCTCGTCGGCGCCGGAGAGCTGAGCGATCGATTTGTAGAGCGAATCGACGGTGCTTCGGTTTTCTTCAAGGATCGTCGTGGACTGCTGAGCGAGTGCGTTCCAGGCCGCGGTCTTGGTCGCGAGCATCTGCTGAGCGGTAATTGCCTCTTTTAATTCATTAATTGTTCCGACTAACGCAAGAGCTGTAGAATTTTTTTCGGTAATTAATCCATTCGAGTCACCGATGAGTTTTAAATAACCCGAGACATATGAATTTAAAATTTCCTGAGTATCGGCCTCTTTTCCAAGTGCAGAAGCGCGAAGTTTTATAGCTAAAACATTCTTATTGATTTCATCATTTACTGCTTTAATATGTTCAGCGGCTTTTTTATCTGAATTGTTCGCCCCGCCAGAAGTTCCTCCTCCGGTGACCGTAAGCGGAGACATGTTCAAAAGTTCCTGTTCGGCAGCGCGAATTGCTGCAGCCTGGGCACTTGTTGCAAGTGGATTTCTCTTCCTCGCTTCATCAATCCAAGCCTGAACAATTTCTTTGCTGACTTTTCCGCTGAGATTTTTTATCGCTTCACGAACGCCAGAAATATCTCCGGTATCAATAAGATTTCCAAATTTAATTGGCTGTAATATTGCGTTTGCATTTTCATTTTTTGAAGCGAGACGAGCCCGAAGGCGTTCAACTTCATCCGCGAGTGCGGTAACCCATGGCTCAATTTTTACAGCTATAAGCTGGCCAGCTTCTTCCTTGACATCTTTAATTGCCAGCCTCAGGGTTTTCATCCCTGCAGGATCCGCGCCACCAACCGCCTTCGCTACTCCCCCAACTCGATCCTCAAGAGCCTTTAAAAGTACAGCTTTAGCCTTCGCTTCTTCTCCTGTAGCAACAAACTGCCTGGCAAGATTTTCCTCTTCATCGGAAAGCATAACTCCTGCCTTCCGGAGCTTCCCAAAGCCGGCGATAGGATCCTCAAGAGCTTGACCGAGTGTTTGGGCAGCAGATGATGCGGATCCACCAGTTGCCTTTGCATAATCGAGCGATAGTGCAGTCGCTTTTTTAAATTCTTCTCCTGTTATGCTTGTAAATTTCAATAACGTACTTTGTGCGCTTCTAACTTCATCATCTTCAATTTTTGTTACTCGCTGGAGTTCTGAGGCCATCCCCTCCAGTTCATCGACTGTAAAGCCGGCAGCATATCCGGTAGCTCGCAATTGAGCTTCCAGACGAGCATGGCCTTCGGCTGCTTCGGTAGTTTCTTTTACGCTATCGGATGCAAATTTCCCAATAGCCTGGATTGTCTTACCAGCAAGTTGATAAATTGCTATTCCCCCAGCTACCTGCATAGATAGCTGGGAGAACGCATTTTTTAACGAGAGAGAGTGTTCGATATTCTTTTTAAATGCCTTTGAAATTCCATCCCAATCTTTCTCGGCATTTTTGCCTTCGCGAGAAGCACGTTTGAGATCTGATATAGCTTTATCAACCTCAGCGCGAAGTATTATTTTAAGATCTTCAATGTTTCCCACGCTGCTTCTCCCACTCGGCCGCCTGTTTAGCTTCGAACTCTTGCTCTAAGGCTTCGATCACTCTCACCACCAAGGGCTTTTCAAACCTCCACCCCGATCCATGCGGTAGCCCGAACCGTCTGAATCGTGCCCATTCTTTCCATGCCGAAACAAAAAGTGCTGATTCCAGGAGAGCTGGCACGTCGCCCCGCCTGATCATCATTTTGTTGTTTTCATCCAGCGCCGAAGGCAATATTTCCAGCTCATCCGGCGCAAATAAAAGCCAGTCCGGGTCATCCGCCACGCAATCAGCAAGCGCCAACTGCGCGGCGGCTCTCAGTTTTTTTCCTCTTCCTCATCAAGAAGACTTTCCTTGAAAATGAAGGAGCCGATATTCAGTGATAGTTCACGCACTTTGTTGACCCGGCCTACGCGAACCGCCACCAACTCGGCGCCGGTGGCAATGGCTGATCCCGAAACTTCAAAGTTTGAGATTTTTGTTGCACAACGACGAGTGAGTGCGTGAAAGCTTGCGAATGTGGATTCATGCCCGATCAGCAACTCGTATGTTTCGAGGTCAGGCCAAGTAATTTCAACCTTTACTCTTTTTTCCGGTTCGAGGGGAACTCCCGGGTCCTTCCCCTTCGGAGGGACTTTCCACAGGTTCCACGACAGATCCGGTTCGTACTCCGTCACCTTCGCCGATGTCACTTTCTTTTCCGCTTTCTCCACCCTCAATCTCCTCATATGTGATTTCCGCGATCACAGTTTTTTTACCGTGGTCATTGTGCGCTTCTATGATGCGGACGTTTTCAAACGCTACATCCACATACATGAGCCTGATACCCTGGGGATCTGCCGGGTTTTCACCCGGCCTGATTTCAAGCCGGTTCATGGCTTACGCCGTGATGGTACGGCGGGTGATGCTGGGCATTTCCCCACCAATCACGGTGTAGGCAAAGTTGAACGTCTGAGGTCCGTTCATGGGCTTGTCAACCGTGAGGCTGTCGATGATGGCCGGCATGTACTCCATGACTTCCACCTGACCGATCGTCGTAGTCTCCTTACGACCGAGGAAGAAATGGAGAGTCCCAACAGCGATAGGAGCATAGGTCCGGACTCCGGCACCATTGTCGTCAACCAGCCGGAAGAACCTTCCGAGGATTTGATCGGCATTCACATCATTAGTGAAATAGCCGTCGATGTTGCCGGTGATCTCTGGCTTGTCGCCTTCCTCGTACGATTTCGCGGGATCAGTCTGGACGGTGTTCTCGTACTTCTCTTTCGAGGCTCCCTGTGGAACGTTGGTGACGAATCCGAGCTTCGCGAGGGTTATCGGCTTGGCCTTATCGCCGCTCACGATTGTGATCGCCGGCTTGTTGTAGACTACATCATTAACCTCGGACGTCGCGGGAAACGCCGAAGCTGCAGCCTTAGCGGTGATCTTGAAAAATTTCTCTCCAGTGAGAGCTCCAGCAGCGGTTACCTCCGCCCCTAGCGTTCCGAGGTAGAGATAATTTTTCGTACCAGTAAATCGATCGGACATAATGGTCCTCCTATTCGTAGATGCGGTCCAGCTGGACCGAGAGAATGAGAGTTACGACGCCTATTACCGGGGCGCCCGGGGTTGGAAGAGAAAAGTCGCAATCAATAATTTGGGATTCAAATACAGCATCGCCGGCGGTTGGATCATCTTCGAATAAATTATTAATTGCGTCTGCATATATCCCCATCTGGTCGGTTAAGGCTTCGGGTGTAGGAGTTTTTATTGCACAGACAATTGCTACGCTGGCAAGATATTCGAGCAGATCATCCGCTCGTCGCAATGTGTCTGGAACCACCATCACTGCGTTATACTCTTTAAGGAAAAATGGATCTTTCCAGCCGATTCCAAATGAGTTTATATAACCTACGTTACAAGCGTCTTCGCTTGCTTCCGATGCAAGTTTTTCGTTTAGGCGATTCTTTAAAAAAGCAGAGATGTTGCGGTAGAGATCCCAGGCTTTCATTACTGGTTTCCTCCCGCCGAAAAGTTATATTTTAGATATGCTTCATATACGGCCTCTTTAATTCGTTTTGGTTCTCCTGTTGCTTTCCAACTTTGGAATCCCGGTCTCATGAAGGGTTTAGGTCGAATTAAAACTTTTCTGCCGCGACCCGCGAGCATGCCCCGCTGCATCCCCCCGAGATAATTTAAATGTCCGTTTATATCTTTACCTGGCCTCACTGCTATAGAAGCCTTTTTCCCTTTGTACCTGTAGAATCCCATTGAACCACGGGTCTCCCCAGTGACCACGCCCAATACCTGACCGGAAAGCTGTGTCGTTGCGATGTGAGTACTGAGGCTTTCACCCCAGAGCGAGGTAATTCGCGAAGCCATTTTCAAGACTTGAGTTGTGGAGAACTTCTCTAGATCTCCATATTTTCGCTTCTGTAGGGTCATGGAGATCATATCCGTATATCCCTATATGATTCGAAAACTTCGCGTACAGAGAGAGGGAGCCCAAGCTCATACTGTGAAGTTACGGATCCATCCGCGCTAACCTGCCGCATCCCGGTTGTTCCGGATTCCAAGCGTCGGCGATTGTAACCAACACACTCAATTACCGCGAGCTCGAGATCTTCAGGCACGGTTGTGTATCCTAAAGAACCGACCACTTTTATATTTCCTATCCCTTCCGGAAACGTTTCTGAGTAGAGTTGAATAATCCCTTCATTGGACAGGATCCTGTATTCTGATGAATCAAGGGCAGAATCTTCAGTGAAGGCTCTCGTAGAATCGATGAATATGGAAGTGATTGATGCAATCGGGAATTCCGGCATAATGAGCTTGTCGCTTCCGCGTCCATCTAACTGAAGATCATATGCGCGAGCTTTTAACTTGCGACTGGATATTCTATTAGCAGTCGAGGAAACAGCATCAATAAGGAATTCCACAGCGTCTTTCTGATCATCGGAGAAGGACAAACACGCCTTTGCACGTTCCCATGTCGTCAACGCATTCACACCGAGAGCCATACACTACCTCTTACGCGTGATGGGGTCTGCCCTTGATCACCTGGGCCCCGATGGGAGTTCCGGTACCATGTGTACCGGAGAAGTCGGCGAGTAATTTGAGAAAGCGTTTACCGCCGATGTACCCGAACTGCTCGACAGTGGCAGCTGCGTGAGCCGCTACAAGACTCTTGATGATTCCGCCGTCTCCAACGGAGGGCGAGCCCACAAGGTCATCGGCGGTTACGGCAGTGTAGGTGGAATTATCGTCGGAGTGGGTGAGTTTGAATTCAATCTTGTTTGTTCCGTTGAAGGTGATTCCGCCTACACCGATTTCAAGAGCTATCTCGGCTGCTTCAAACCCGATAAGGTCTACGGCAGCAGGAGTATTGTCCGCGTCATACGTAGCGGCGGGGATGAGTTCGACCGCGGCTACCAGTCCATGGATTTCTTTCATGGAAATCTCCTTGCTAGGTATTGGTGGCTCCATACGGAGCCACCATGGCTATCCATCAGCTCGACGCGATCTTGAGGAGCTTGATGGCCTCAAAGTTGATGACATCGCCACCCACACGTTTGTAGGTGCGGAACTTCACTGCGCCCTCGGTCGTATAGGGATCGACGAGAATCTTGATGCCGCGGCGATCCACGATCTGGTAGCCCTGCTTCCAGTCTGCAAACGCGAGCGGGTAGGCATTCGCCTCGACATCCGGCATGTAGTCGTCCTCAGAGACCGGGTACCCGGCCAGCATGTCGGGCTGACCTGCCACGAATGACGGCTGCCAGAGGTAGTTGCCCTGTCCATCCTTGAACTTGCGGATCTTCGCGAGGGTGAGGTTGTTCGTGAGGAACACGCCGTTGCGACGGTACTTCGCCTTGAGTGAGTGGATCAGATCGATGATCTTGTCCGAAGGATTGCTGGATGCGAAGTCGGCCGCGGCGCCTGAGGCGATGTAGCCGATCTTCCCCCATTCATACGAGGCATTTGCGACGATGGCGTGGGAGAGGAATCCACGAGCTTTTTTCTTTCCATCTCCATCGATGAACCAGTCGTCTTCCTTCTCGGCGAAGGCGATGCCGGCTTCTTCAGCCAGCCATCCACCGACGTCGAAGTCGAGATCCTCGAGGGACTCTTCTGTGGCAACGGGCCTCGTGCGGAGGTTGTGGGCGAAAATCTCGATTCTGGCAAGCCCGGGCGTACCTTCATTTCCGGTCTTTTCATCACCTTCATCGTCTCCACTCGCAGTGAGTCCGCCCTTATTCACGAACTTGACAAAGGACGGCCTGCCGATGGTTTTTACATTCGCGAGTCCACGCATCGCACAAGTGGCAGAAGCGACTCTCGCGATCTCGGTATCGATTTCGGGGATTACAATGAATCCACCATCAGCGTTGACGCTCGCGCTGACTTTCGACACGAACTGTGTCTGGCGATCCTTGTTTCTCATCCATCCAACAAGCTCGTTGGCGATAGCCGACGGTCCCTGGTGGGATGCCTGTCCTGCTCCGCCCAGGTTAATCCTGTTGATCTGCGCCTTAGCTTCGGTAATCGAAGCTTCGATATTAGCCAGCTTGGCGTCGAGTTCGGCATGGCCCAGCCCCTTTTCGATGGCTTCCATGCGAGCGTCATTCGTCTCACGGTAGTCCTTCCAGGACTTGCCGAGATCCTCAAGCGCTTTTTTGACTTCGGGATCCATAGAGTACTCCTTACATCCAGATTTTTCGCAGCTCCGACAGAACTGTGACTAATTCGCTCTTAGCTTCAGTGTTGGACTGTTCATCATCCCGATGAGCAGTCTTCCATCCTCCTGAGGCGAGAGCGGCCGCCTCCTGGCGAGAAGCGCCTGCATCCCGCAGGAACTCCTCGAAGTCTCGTATCGATTTCACTGATTCGAATTTTGCACGAAGGGTGAGCGCTGCACGCGGTGCGTTTCTAAAGCCGATCCCGGACACGTCGTAGAGCGCAGCCGCTTTGACCGAATCTTTAATTTCGGATGCGAAGCCGGCATCAATAGCTTCCTGCTCGGTAAACCACGTTTCAGCAGCCATGAGAACGCGGATTTCTTCTTCGGTCTTGTTGGAGTGCGCGACATAGATGCCAACGATCTGGTTGGCCATTTTGTCGAGTACGGCAGCATCGTGACGGAGCCGGTCGGCGTCTCCCCAGGTGATCGTCCACGGGTTGTGAATCATGAGGTAGGTGCCTTCGTCCATCGTGAGGGATCGCCCCGCTAGAGCGACGACGGAGGCCATAGATGCGGCTATGCCGATTATTTCAACATCGAGTTTATCGGATACCGTCTTAAGGATGTTGTAGATTGCCATTCCATCGGTTACGGATCCTCCGGGTGAGTTGATTGTGAGGTGGACAGATTTTGCCGATTTTGCGAGGTCGAACTGTTGCTTGAATTCGGCAACCGAGATTCCCCAGCCACCGATTTCATCAAAGATTGAAAGCTCGGCGACATCTTCTATAACATCGAGCGAGTACCATTTTGTGCGGATCATAGTGCCGCCCCCTTCTTTGCGTTTTGGATTTCTGCAAGCGATAAGTGGCTGTCGCCATTTTCCTCAGGCTTGGTGAGAGGGTTTTCATTTTCTTTCGCGCGAACTTCGTTTTTAGAAAGAATCCCTTGATTACGTGCTATCTGGTACGCCTCGTATCGGCTCTTGATATCGCCGCGGAGAATCGCATCGAGGTTGTGCTCAGGGAAATAAAACTCAGGGGCAGAGAACAAATTCCGATGAAGCGCCTGTTCTACGTTGATGATCCATGGCCTGATACAATGGACTACGAAGGACAGCATGAACTGCTCCGCACTCGCATAGGTTGCCGTATTGCTATCTGACTGCAAGAGGAACATGGGGACTCTGAAAAGTCCCGCAATATCTGCGCGTTGAAATCGACGCGTTTCAATGAATTGAGCGTCTTCGGCCGTGATATCTATCTTGGTGAAATCGGCATCTTCCGAGAGAACGTGCAGCTTATTCGATCTTGAAGCACCACCGTGATCATCATTCCACTGAGAGCGAATTCGATCAGCCTGGCCTTCGGCCAACTTGCCCTTTATTTTGATTACACCACTGGGAGTCGCCCCGTTCGACCAATACTTCCCTGTGAACTCCTGAGTTGCGAGCGCAGCACCGAAAGACTCTCGGGCATCCGCGATTACTGACCGGCCGAGTACCCCATCTGAGGAAAGTGCTCTGATATGCAGAACCTTGATACCTGGCTTCGGGTATGGCCCGAGCGTTTCACCTTTCAATCCGGTGAATGTATATCGGAGCGTGTAGTCTGGAAGCTGCTCTACTTTGGCTGTATCCGGATTCATCGGAATGATGTCGTCGATGAGCATGTCGCCATGGTCGAGCGCGAGGGCATAGTAATTCCCTCGGAGTAACAAATGCGTGAAGAGCTGCACTCTCCAATCGAACGATGTTTGCCAGGGATTCGGTCTTGTATGGAGCACCGAGTAGATAGGATGTTTTCGCGCAATCTCTCTGCCGCCACTATCGAGACGGTGATAGATGTCCAAGGGAAGTGAAGCGCATGTTTCCGCGATGATGCGCACACAGGCGTTTACCGTAGAGATACGCATTGCGCTCTCGGAGGTGACATTCATCCCTGATGCCGAGTTGTAGTTCCATCCGCTTGCTTCTTCGAGTTTCTTGATCCAGTCCGGATCGGTGAGCGCCTTCCAGGCGTGGCCAATTCGATCCCTGAATTTCATCCAATGATCTCCTCTGCCATCAGATCTCGACCAAACCCTCCGCCATTCCGTATAGCTCTATCGAGCGCCATGATGAGCGCCACAATGCCATCGATCTTTTCTGTAGACTTTTCTTTGTCAGGTTTAATATTTCCTGCTGCGTCTTTCTGAACGACCACGTTGTCGGCCATCCATCGGAGTACTGGGTTCCCGCCATGCCGAATTTTGTGGGAAAGTACGAGGTTTAATAGTTCTTTCGTCGGCCCAGACATGGATGCAAACCCCTGGCCGAAAGGGACCATTGTTGCACCATCGTCTTCAAGGTCATGGACGATCTGTGTCGCATTCCATCGGTCATAAGCTATTTCCCTAATCTGGTATGATTCAGCCTGATCGCGAACCCACTCACGGATGTACCCATAATCGATGACGTTCCCATGAGTAGCGGTCATATATCCTTGATCTACCCATAGAACGAACATCTGTTCGTCGTGCTTTGATCGAGCTCTTAAGGATTCCTCTGGAATCCAGAAGTGTGGAAGCACATCGAATGTGCCATCCTCATTGGCGTGCACCATGACGAATGCTGCAATGTCTGTCGTTGATGCCAGATCGAGGCCGCAGTAGTAATCTCCACCGTCCTGATCTAAGTCCTCCAGAGGCAGGCATTCATCCCAGTGTCGCATCGGGAGGAACCGTGACTCCTGCTTGACCCATTGATTCAAGCGAAGTTGCCGGAATGTGTTTTCGAGCGCGGGAGTTTCCATCGCCATTTTGCAGGCTTCTCTAACCGACTCAATGCTGATAGTTTCTCCGAGAGACGGATTGCACTTTCGCCACACGGCTTCATTTGTCCAGTCATCATTTTCTTCTGCGTAGTAGAGTACGGGAAGGAATGACGGATCCTCGATGATCCCATCTTGAACTTTCCTTGCGTACTCGTGGACTTCCCAGCAAATAGAGTGTCGGTCGTGTCCTGCTGTTGTGATGAAGAAGAACAGCGGCTGCCGTCGTGCATCGCCTGAGCCAATAGTCAGCACATCATATAGGCTCCTGTCTGGTTGCGCGTGCAGTTCGTCAAATACGACGCCATGCACATTAAATCCGTGTTTCGTATGCGCTTCTGCGGAAAGCACCCGATAAAACCCGCCGTTGTTGTGGATAATGCGTTTTGTTGAATCGATTATCTTGCATCGAGACGCGAGTGCCGGATTATTTCGTACCATCTGCGCTGCGACGTTAAATACGATAGCAGCTTGATCACGATCTGCCGCCGCGCTATAGATCTCTGCGCCTGGTTCGTTATCAGCGAACAAGAGTCGTAATGCGATTCCTGCTCCGATTTCGCTTTTACCGTTTTTTTTCGGAACTTCAACGTATACTCGTTTATATTGCCGCGAGCCATCTTCTTTAATCGTTCCGAATATCTTGCCAATTATCTCCGCTTGCCAAGGAAACAGATCGAACGGAGTCCCAGCCCAGCGGCCTTTCGTATGGGTGAGGTAGCGCGGGAACCAATCGATGGCCCGCTGGGCAAGCTCCTGATCGTACAAGTCTGTACGTCTCCCGAAGTTCAAAAATTCAAGGACTAATCCAAGTCCTCGTCTACTCCATCATCAATATCTGAAAGGTCAATTCGCGCTCGCGCCGAGGGCGTGAAACCGAATTGCACCGCAAAATCCTTAATCTGCTTCATGGCTACATTCGCCATCGCGACTTCCGGCCTCGGCATCATATATCCGGTAGTCGTCACGAATACCCTCCCTTCTTCCTGTAGCACCTTGTCGGCGTGCTGCAGATCAGATACCGCCTTGCAGTAACAGGCAAACGCCGCAAGATCCCCGTCAGTAAGCAAGTGCATCCGCTCTAACGTTGGAGCCAGCCGCCTCCATTCCTTACGGGCCTTTCCATCAAGCCATGTTGGACACCTTGGTGCTTTCGTACCGAATTTAACCAACTTCTTCGGTATCTTCTGGTGCCCCCGGTTGCCCTCTAAAATTCGAAATTCAACAGGCTTCGCGGCAGGGCCTCTCACTTTTACCCCCCTCCCCAAAACTCTAGGGCGCTTGTGTTGGGGTATTCACTGCGGTCTATGTCAAAACACTGTAAAGAATCGCATATCCCCCGGTATGATGTATTTATATGCTGTTTAATACGATTTCTTGCGACCATATCCGCCATCTTCCTTGATCGTCTTCCTCGAATGCTCGCCTCTTAGTCTGGGAATAAGCGTGTACATCTCGTGATCCGGCTCTATTGCAGGGTTATATCTCGGCATGTGGTCTATGTCGTATTCTGGCCACCTTTCGGATGGAATCCCCGCCGTAACAAGAACACGCTCGCGTATCTTTCGCCATCCATCACCATAGCCGCGATGTGATGCGCTCCTGCGAATATCCGGCTTTCTCGCTTGTGTGCGAAGTAAAGCATGATCGTCGCAGTAGCCAGATGGATCGTGCGTCAGCCCTGGGCACATCGGGTATTTACATGGGCGCGCTGGCTTATAGGGCATCTTCACTCCTGGACGCTCGAGAAATAAAAAAGGCGAGGCCAAGTACCTCACGTTGCCGTGTGGTGCTTGGCCTCGCCTCTGGTTACAGGAGCGTCAGTCAAATTGTGGAATTATCGCTCTCGAAGATCCTTTCCTCACTGCTGGTTGCAGCCGTGTCGGTCAGGCGATGAGCGATCTCCCATCATCGCTTTCTGTTTTCACTTACAACACAAACGTTTCGCTTTGTCAATGACTTATTCACTATTGTCGTTACTTCGCAGTGAACTATTTTCCCATTTTGAATTTTTATCTCAAGTCGCCCAAATTCAATATCTGCTAGAAGCATTCGCAGGTCAGCAATATCAGAATCTTCGAGTCTCAACTCACTTTCTCCGTTGGATGTATAGTCTTAAATTTCCGGAACTTCTCAAATGCCTTATCTTTCTGTTCCTTTGATGCGAGCTCGTCATCAGGGACCGCCGGAGCTGCCGTACTCCATGGCTCAGTTTGTTTCTTGGACTCTTGGGGTAGAAGCTTTATTCGAGAGAGTAATTCGGTGAGATTGTCCGTCGATGCGAAACTACCGAAGCGAAACTCGGCTTGTCGCGATTCCCGTGGTGCCCCGCGTGATTGCTTCGAACATGCAAACCATAGGTCTCGCCAGTTCTCGAAGTAAAAGTCTATGGCCTTCATCGCAAGATTCAGATTGCCTCCGAGAAATTCGAGTACTTTCTTCGAGGCGAGGTTCGCCCTTTCGTCTGGCATAGTCGTAATACCGGTGAGTTCGTTGAATCTATGGTACCAGGTGTTCGCAATCTTGAAATGCGCACCGGTCAGATCTGCAGCCTCTTCCTGCCTTTGGAATTCCCTCGCGCGCGCGTATCCCCCTTCTTGTTCTTCTTCTCCTTCTTCTTCTTCCCCCAGGGGCTTGGAAGGGGCTTCCAAGGGGCTATGAAGGGGCTTTGAAGATCCTTCGGTAGGCGTGTTGTTGTCATCATGCCCCGCGTTAGTGTCGGAGTAACCAAGTGCAGTCTGTATCTCTTGTTTAGCATGAGCGAGCACTAGGAAAATAAGAGACTTATCGTTTACGCCACGTAGTTCGTTGGCTATACATTGGAAACGATTATCAGCTGTCTTCTCGGGGTAGTTATATTTTGCCCAGTTTAGTATCGCCATTTCTCGGGTTTCCGGATTGTACCTAATCCGTTTAAGGTATCCTTGAAATCGATCAATCAGCGATTTGACTGTTTCCGGGGCATGCCCAGTATCGAACGCAATTTGCTTTAGCGATATCTGGTATATTCCACACTGGTTCGTATGCTCGTTTGTCATGAGATAAATATAAAAATACTTATCCTCAGGGCTGAAAGAATCAACAACCTTTGGATCTGACCAAAACTCTGTATACAACTGACGATAAGGTCCCGCCATTTTATTCTCCTACTCGGTAAACAATAAATTATCTCTTTATTACTTACTGATTACCCCGCAACGGATGAGTCTCCGTTTTGCTTCTGCTTTGGTCCATCCTGCTTTTCCTGCAAATAAACCAAGTCGCCAGATAAGCAACTCCGCCATTTTCTCATTTGCTTCACGTTCCCCAGTTAAGCAATCAAGGCGAACTTTGAACGATTTTTCTCTTTCATATACTTTAACCCAAAGCACACCATTTCCATCGAGAGTTATCTCTGGATTATGGTCAGGGACTTTTGCAATTTCAGCTTCAAGATTTACAAAACACTTCCCTATAACTTTCATCTCAATACCTCCCTAGAATGGAATATCTTCATCAACCCTGTCTTGTCGGCCCTGTGTTTGTGATGCTTGGTTTCTTTCTCGTGGGAACCATGCTTCGATATAAAAATCAGGGTACTTGTCACCAGACTGCTTCTTGTCATTTTTAACCAGGCGACATTGCAACTTCATGCCGGCGGGTAGGTTGATCCCAGAATCAGACAATATTTCTCCTGAGGTAACCTTCTTGCCTTCTTTTTCTCTGATCCAAAGTGATCCTATTCGCATAATTACCCCCTTTTAGCCTTCATCTTTTTAAGCGTTAAGCAGCAGAATAAAAACACAGATGCAGCTATAGCTCCTCCAATAAAAAGTCCTATACCTTCATATATGGTTATCATATTTGCTTCCCCTGTGATCTAATCCTGGCTGTTGCAATAGGACCGAACTTTTCATTAAACCAGGCAATAGCCTTGGTGATCGCATCTTCTCGATTTTTTGCAAAATACGGAGAGCCCCATTTGAAATCAGGTTTAAAACACCCACCTTGCCCAAGCTGTGGGAGATGCCAACGCATCCCCCACAGTACCACCCCGGGTTTTTGGGGCTGTATAAAGATTTCGCCGTAATTGAAAGAGATTTTTTCCTCTTGGTTACTCATGCAATTATTGCAATATCTTTGATAGCGCCTTCAAGCCAGCATTTAATGTTGAGGACGGTATCGTTTCTCCATTTCCCGCCGTCTGCTTCGAACAGAGCGCAAACCGGATTTTTACCATCCTCGTCAGTCCTAATCCTGAATAGGAAGTTTGACTCGACCTGATCCAGTTCACGGAAAGACCGATAAGGTTTGAGTATGACAATCACGGGCGCCGTCTCGGTTCTCTTAAGAGCTCCAGTGACACCAACTTTGACAGTAAGTGTCTGGCTTATGCCGTCATCTTGGGTTTGAACCGCCATTCCCGAGGAAAGATTCGACGTGTAGGCGATGATCCTTTCCAGGTCAGGGTTGAGCTGGAACATGGATCTCAACCGGATCACGAATTCTTCGACAACCATGTACCTTTCGAACGGGTACTCTTGGAGCTTTTCATCAACGGTTGCAGTCGCGAAAATATCGCGCTTCCGGTTGATGCCGCAAAGCTTCGAGACTAAGGAGACCCGCTTCACGTCTTCAACGTGAAGCATCAATTCAGGCTTTTTGATCTCATCGATATTCTTCTCGAGATAGGCGACGAGTCCTGTAAGCGTCGAAATCTTGACCGGATCCGGCCGTGGAGCGAAGAATACTGGCTTCATCTCTCCGCGGACGAAAGTGAGATCACCTATCTTTTCCCTTGCTCCTTCATCACGCAACTCACAGATTTTATCAATTGCTCCGCTTTCCATTTCCATCTATTCCCTCCTTACTGGATCGTGATATTTTTCGTCCCCGGTTGTAATTCTTCAATTCCGGGGAGAACTTGCTGCCGTGGATCATCAGGATATGCGACAAGGACCTCTCCTTCTTTCTCGAAGAAGATAAATGACTCATGATCCTGAACCGTTGGAAGCTTCGCTTCACAATGAATCTGTGAAGTTGCGTTTCTCCTGGATTTGTCCGGCTTAACCTTAATCTTGATTGAGATTTCACGGACTGCATCGGGTTTTGTGTTGATGTCAGCGATGTTCGCCACCAACCGCTTCCATTGTTCCTGAAATAGATCTATCAGCGCACCACCGTTGATGGTCGCCAGATCTACTTCACCAATCACGCGATTCATTGGCATTTATGCCTCCTCTTTAGCGACTGGATATTCCATCATATGTCGCTTATTCGCTTCGATAATTCGCCCAGGTACCCGTAGGTGAGGGACTTGGTCTTTGCTCATAGCGCCTTAAGAGTCCTTGTTTCGAAATGACCTGACAAACGGGGCACGGATCTCATAATGAGTCTGGCATACCGACTGGAGAAATCATTGTTGATCTTGTAATCCGAGGGTTCATGTTCAGTCTTTTCATATGCATATCGCAAAGTTTCAAAGAGGGCTTTTATTCCACGGTGAAGGCCCCGCGACTGATCATCCAGTGCGAGCCTCACGAGGTTACGGTACACATGGGGGTTTTTGTGGTGAAAGTCGGCAAACCTCTCGTCAATCGTTGCCCCCTCACCTGGCAAATTTGGAAATAGCTCTAATTGAGAGTGGGGGCTTCTTGAAATAGACGGAATTTCGATATTCATTCATGCCTCCCTGGATTTGCCCCAAATCTGTGAGTACATAGCCCTGACAAGAGGGGTTGTCCGCTTTTTGGCTCATGTCCGGGCTTCTTCTCACATTTAGGTTCTTCTTTTATTAATTCTCTGCCTTTATAAGGGGATCCTGTTTCTATGCACCTGCGAACTTCTTTCATCCTCTCGGGAGTGCTGGCGCCCAGTTCGCAATAGATCGAGGTCATAGAGTTGAATTTGACGCCATCAATCCAGAGGACTATTCCCGGGTTTTTCTTTCTATAACTCATTGCAAGCCCCCACTCGTTTTGTTATGGGAAAACCTCTCGCCCCGGATCCGGAAGAGGAGGTTGAAACTTCTAGATCAGGAGTTTGAGGTAAGCTGGCTATTTCGATGTGGACGCCGGGGGTTTCGTCCTGGAGGGCATACCGCTTGAGAGACTGAACCAGTACGACCTGACTGTCATCGTGCCAGGCATGCGCTCTGGTCAGCGCGTCCATGACCGCCTTTTCAAGGTTGTCTATATCAGGCTTGTGCTCCATCCAGAATCGATAGGGATCCTTCTTCGGCTTCAAGAAAAGGAACTGCATGTTCAGTTCCACAGCGCCCGAGAGCTCAGGTTTGCACTGGTAATGGAAGTGAAGAATGATGAGACTCTTCCATCCATCCGCTCGACTATCGTGATATACGCCATTTCGCCCCGCGCGCGGCCGGGGTGCTGCGATCGGATTCCCCGGCACAAAGAATAAAGCATATTGGGCCCCGCCGATGCTCATGATCGGGGCGACATATACACCATCGCGCTTTTCGAAGAAGCCGTTACTCATCTAATCGACTCCGCGAAGGCAAGAGCGGCATTTTTATCAGCGAACGTCCGCCCAAAGATCTCCCCGTAACGTTCATAGGTGACGAGGACCGACCCGTCTATATCGGGCTGATGAACCGACAGAAGCTTCATGCCGGCGAAGGAGTATTCAAGGGAGCGAACTGTGCAGAATCCCAGGCCAATCATAAATGCTATTATTGCGAGCAGCATGACGATCGCCCCGAGAGGACTCTGGTTTCTCATCGAGTCGCGTTCGCGTTGATTACGTATCCACTCTGATCTGGTCATCTGGCTACCCTCGACTGATTTCTTCCCGAGACAATTGCTGAGATATCGGGGCGCACGAGCTCCCCTGATGTATCAGTGATGCCCTCAAGCCATGCAATGAGATTGGAACGGAGAATGAGAATTCTTGAGCCGACTCGAGCTGCGGGGATTTCTCCACGTTTTACGCGATCGCGAATTGTGCGATCACATACGCCGCATGCGTACGCAGATTCCGAGATTGTCAATGCGATTTTCCCTGGATTAATGTCAGGTTTCTGATCGTCTTTCTGCATATCTCCTCCTCAATACATTCAGGGGAAAGAAGGGATTGAATGGGCGCCCCGCGCCGTTACGAAGCGCTATAAATGCATTTATTCTCCCCCAGCTTCCGCCGCTCCCGGGTAGGCATTAACTCCCATCGCTTCCGGCGTTCTTCTGCGGGAATATCCATCCAGGCTTTGTAAGTTGAGAGATACCAGCCCTTTGGGCTCTCCTGGTCTGGTTTCCGGCCGTAGTTTGGAAGACGCCAAGGTTCCCGATAAAAGGTTGTCCTGGAGACCCCCTGGCGTTTGGCGATTTCTCCCACTGTGATGATGATTTCTCCGAGCAAGAGCCGGAGAGAGTTTTCCTGGGATAGAACCTTGGCGGCCAGCTCGTTGACCGCGCCGGCGAGGTCTGCTCTGGCGTCAATCATCTTGGGCCTCACGCTCAGGAACGAAGCCTTCTTCATTAGACATAGAGCCTCCTGTCACTTGCTACGAAGGTTGATAAAACCCTCCTCCGGGCGTACTCTCGAAGTGCGAAAAACAATTTCTTCCCAAAGGAGGGCGATTTGATGAAACCGATGTGTGCAAATTGCGGGAACGAAGTGGGCCTGATCAGGCAGCCGGCTAAACCTGTTCCGCCTGAGAACATTGACCCAGTGTGTGACGTCGTCATATGTTCGAACTGTGGTGTCATTCTTGGGGTTCTCCCGCCGTATCGTGATCAGTTCGATTTTGAGTCGCTTCTGAATCAGAGGATTCAGGATGAGGCCCTCCGGAAGAAATAAGGAAGCGCCCGGTAGGATCGTTTTCAGGTAAATCAATCCGCAGGCTGATGGTGCTAAACTTATCAGATCCACTGATTACGACTCGTGAATCAAGACCGGCTTCTATAAGTAGATTTGAGATCTCTTCGTAAACAGACCTGATAGCTTTCTCTCGGATCTCGACCGCCGTATCGACGGCCTTTGTTGCTTCGCGATATTCGCTAACAGCCAGTTGAAGCGCTACTCTCACAGGTTGGCCTCCTTTATTTCTGCATGGCGTTCTCGCTCAGGGATTAGGGCAAGCTGATCCGTGCTGATCATTCTCCGGTAAGGTGGGGCAAAGTCTCTCAAAATTGCTGTTTAGGTGATCGAGTAGTAGTTTCTTCGCGTAGGGGCCTTTTTTGCCAGCAAATGGTGCAAGAAGCAATTCATAACGCGTGTTTTCAGTCGGAGTAAGGAAAAACTTAATTGGACGATTTGTCCGTTTGGCTTTCTTCATGCTTTTATATTAATCCATTCGGATAAATTGTCAAGTATCTTTTTTGTCTATTTGGGAAAAAATGGGTCTATAATGGTCATATGGATAAGTGGCAAGTAATTAAGGAACTAATTCAGGAAAAGTATCCGAAGATTGAGGTGTTTGCTCGGGAAAATGGGATCAACTATAGCACCCTCTCTGGTTGGATTAGTAAGCATCGTCCTCCAAGAGTAGAAGAAGCAATTAAAATTGCACGAGGACTTGGGACTACTGTTGAACACCTGTTTGCAGATGATGCAAGTAAAATAACAATTCATGATGCTTTAGGACGTACGGTGAACATTGATGATGATTTTGCGTTTATCCCGGTTCTCCCTCAGAAGGTAGCAGCTGGCAATGGCCAGGAGCTTATCGATGATGTCCGGGAAATTGCTCTTCTTCCATTCTTAAAGCGCATGATGCGAGGGACCGCCCCGAACAGGGCCAGAGCCCTGGAGGTTCGTGGCGATTCGATGACTGGCGTCCACATATTCGACGGTGATATGATCGTATTCGTACCCGGGGAGATCCGCGGGGATGGTATCTACGTCCTCAGGGTAGGAGATGAGCTTATCGTCAAACGGGTTGAATTTGATCCCATTTCTCGAAAGCTCCGGATAATGTCTGAGAATCCCCGGTATCCGGATCGTATTGAGTCGGCCGACGGGCAATCGGTGGCAGTTGTTGGCAAGGTGTATGGTTGGGTGCATGCACATCCATATTAAATAATTCTCTAAAAGAATTGGAGGACAACATGATTTGGGTGGTTATCTGGATCGCTTGTGGTGTTCTCGGGGGAATCATCGGATCATCAAAAGGTAGAAAAGGTCTTGGATGGGGGCTTGGTTTTTTGCTCGGACCAATTGGTATGCTTATTGTTGCAGTTATGCCAGAAGACAAAAAGGCTATTGAGAATCAGGCAATTGCTTCAAATGAGGAACGGAAATGTCCTTATTGTGCAGAACTTATAAAAAAAGAGGCTATAGTCTGCAGATATTGTGGTAAGGATCTTCCAAAAGAAGAAAAGCCTATAGTTGTAGAAGAACCTGTCCGTGGGAAATGGAAGTGTGCTAAGTGCGGAGAAGAAAACTATTGGACTGCAAAAGTCTGTTCTATTTGTGGGGCAAAAGGGCAACAAGCAAGTTAGCAATAAACCTACATTCAAAAATTTATAATTGCTAATATATGAAGAAACTAGATGATGAAAAGCTATCCCGCTGGCAGCTCCATGGGCCTGCCCTGCAACTTAAATTGAAACCTAAGTTGTTAAAAAGGAATAACGATAGAATGTTCATCAAAAGTATATGGATGGGAGTGAACCATCCATACTAATTAGTACGCGGAGAAATTATGAAAAAATTCTTTACGGTCATTGTCCTGCTGATCTTGGTTTTTTCGGTGTCAGCCGAGCCACTTACGGGTTTTTGGGGTATTCGGTTTGGGTCTTCGGTTAGAGAGACTGAAACCGCGCTTGCATCAAAGGGGATTATCGGAGCGAGCAGAAGGGGCGACGGTAACGGTGATACTTTATTAGCCGAAAATGTTAGTTTTGCAGGACGAATAACGGACATTGCCTTATACTTTTTTAATGATATGTTTTATATGTCGTGTGTATATATTCCAACAAGCAAATATCAACTTATAAATGAGTATTTATCCGTTAAAAATGATTTAATAAATAAATACGGGCCCCCTTTATTTGACGTTGAACATTATAAATATCCTTATAAAAAGGGCGATGGTTATGAGGCATTAGCGGTACAGGTCGGAGCTGCGGAAATTTTTACTACTTGGAATTTTGATATGAATAACCGTGTCATAGCTACTCTGCGGTACGATAATATAACAGACACATACCAAGTGCTTTTATTCTATATTAACGAAACTATTAGAGAACAGAGAAATAATGACAAAAACGTTTTAGATGATTTATAGAATCTTTTGTGGAGGAAGTATGAAAAGGGGATTGGTTTTATTACTCGTATTCGTATCGATTATTTCTATAAGCGCGGAAACATTAACCGGCTTTTGGGGGATACCGTGGGGAACGCCTATTGCAGAAATTGAGACGACAATGGCAGGGAAGGGTTATAAAGCAGCTGCAAAAACATCAACAGGTTACATTTATAAAAATATTTTATTTGCAGGAAGAAATGGGGATGCCTTTTTTGTATTAAAAGATGAGAGATTAATGGGAGGGTCGTTCAGATTTGTTCCTAAAAAGAAAAAGGTGTATGATTCTTACCAATCTTTAAAGAGTGATCTTATAGATAAATATGGTGTTCAAACATATGAACAAGAAGAATATTTGCCCCCATTTTTTAAAGGCTTAAGGGATCCTGAAGATGCAATCGTTAGTAATAAAGTAAGACTTTCTACAGCGTGGGAGTTCGAAGATAAGAACTTAATCCTATTACATATTGAAAATGATGAAGATAAACAAATAATCACCATTTTCCTTGATTATTACAATGCTGTTGCAATGAAAGAGAACAAGCAGTCCGTTTTAAGTGATTTATAAGTATCGGTAGAGATGATAAATGATTGATGAAGACAATCTGCCCCACAGGCAGTTTAAAAGACCTGTGGTTGAAGCATAAATTGCGAAAGAGGAATATGGCAATATGCGTTTGGTATTCATAACTGATGATTCCTTTGAAAATGACGGGCTTAATTACTGCGAGGTAGTATTATTTAGCTAGTAAATTATCCTATATGTATTAATTATTGAAATAATAAAAATATATTTCCTTTACAATCCAATATAAGCGCGATAAAATACTATAACATCACTTCAAAGGAGAACTAGATGGCTAGGTATTATGTTAATTCTAATGCGCAGTCGAATGGTGATCATGAAGTACATGTAGAGACCTGTTCGTGGCTACCAGATAAGGATCATCGAGTATATCTAGGGGACTACCATTCCTGTGTTCTGGCCGTAGCTGAAGCAAAACGTCGGGGATATAGCAGAGCTAACGGATGCTATTACTGTTGCTTGTCCTGTCATACAACTTGAAAAGTAAAATTAGCATGTAAGTACACTCCAAAATTGGCGGACTCACTCGATCTTCCGGCTGTGGACAAACGGCCTATCGCCCTTAAAGTTAATGTTGAGGACGCGGTTTACAAGCGGGGCGTGGAGCTTCGAGCCAAGAGCCCCTTGGTAGGAATCTATAAGGGCCTTTTCTGGGTAGCAGTTTTAACGATAGGACTTGATCAGTACGAGAAGGAGATATTGCCGAAGGAGATTTAGAAAGGGTGTAACAATGAATAAGGAAAAATTATCAGCGCAAAACTATGCATGTTTAGATATCATTAATTAAAACAGATTCCGAATACATAGGGAGGTTGTTATGAAGAAGATAGTAGTTTTATCTTTACTGCTTATTTTCATATTTTCACTCTCTGCGCAGAACGATTTTTTTTCACTATGTATGTCGGGTACTTCTAGTCAGATATTGGAAGCAATAAAAAATGGAGCCAAACCTTTTAAAGTGGATGAAGAAGGAAGGACGTCCTTAATGTATGCTGCATATAGCAATCCTAATATTGATGTAATCAAAACACTATTAAATATAGGTTTGCCTATTCATGGTAAAGATATATATGGACGTGAAGCAATAATATATTCGATTTTAAACAATCCAAATACTGAAGTAACAAATGTTTTGATGAAATCTGGTTCAAATGTTTTTTTTAGGTCAGATTATGGTGAGAATGCATTAATGTTAGCAGCTTCATCAAATCAAAATCCAGATATGATAAAATTTCTTGTAGAGTGCGGAGTGAAACTCAGTGAAAGAAGCAGAATGAGTCAATCATCATTGATGTACGCTTCAGCAATGAATAATAATCCAGAAGTAATAAAATATTTAGTAAAAATTGGAGAAAATATAAACGAAAAAGATTCTAGTGGATTAACTCCTATCATGTATGCTGCTCAAAGCAATAAGAATATTGAAATTATAAATACGCTAATAAATCTTGGTGCAAAAGTTGATGTTATACAAGAAGAAAAAATCGGAGATACGGTGGTATCTATTGAGAATCCGATAACACTAGCAGTTAAGTATAATACACCTAAAGTCGCGGAATTGTTAATAAAACGAATTAGTTTTAATATTAATGAAAGGGTAAATGATTTAACACTTATTCATTGTGCAGCTGGTTATAATAGTGATGTTGGAATGACCAAGATGTTGCTAGAATTAGGCGCAAATCGCGGGAAGCAGACTTCTGATGGAATAACGGCATTTATGATTGCATCTGGAATGAATTCGAACGTAGCGGTCGTTAGCGAACTATTTAATGAATATGAGATAAATTTAAAAAGTGATGATGGAAAAACACCATTGATATATGCAGCAATGTACAACCAAAATGAAGAGATTGTAAAATATTTACTAAATAATAAGGCTGACATCGGAATTTATGATTCTAAAAACTTAAATGCATTGATGTATGCATCTATTAGCAACAAAAATGATAAAGTTATCAAGTTGTTAATTGAGTCTGGGGCGGATGTCTCTGAAAAATATAAAGGAAGCAAAAATAATGGAGTTTTTTGGCTAAAAGATTCAATGCTGGGAAGTATTGCATATCCTAAAGGTGTTGTACCAGGAGATACACCACTTTCTATGGCAGCTTATAGTAATACAGTACAAGTTGTTAGGTGTATTTTGTCTTACAACATAAATATTGATGAGTGCAATGAATCTGGTAAGACAGCATTAATGATGGCGGCAAGTAAAAATGAAGATCCTGCTGTAGTGAAGATATTATTAGATGCTGGGGCATCAATAACAAAAAAAGATAAATCTGGGAAGACGGCATATGATTATGCAAAAGACAATATAAATATGACTACTGAAGTGTTAAATAGATTAAAATAAAAGTAAATAATTGAATCAATTGGGAGGGTGATGTGAAAAAGCTTGGAGCTTTACTGATCTTGCTCTTCCTTGCTCTAGCCTTGGTATTCTCCCATTCTGGGGGACTCGATTCTAACGGCGGGCATTGGGACCGAAAGTCTGGAACCTATCATTACCACAGGTCTCCAGGTTATACACCAACAACTGTCGCACCAACTACGACAACGACAACACCGTCAAATATCCAGAAAAAGGAAATCATCGTCTACATCACAAAAACTGGATCGAAATACCATGTCGCAGGATGTCAGTATTTAAAATCATCCATGATATCGACTAGCTTAGAAAGTGCATTAGTACAGGGTTATACACCATGTTCAGTATGTAAGCCGCCAATAAAACTTGAAGAGGGAAAATAGTAAAATGTTCATCATCGAAGATGAGAAGAGGAATAATGCTTGTAAGGACCTGGAAAGGAAATTTGCAGAACGGTTCCCCGGGCTTCAGTTGATCTGGGATGAAGCAAATAGGAATAACATTTCAGAATGGCAGAAGTTTGCGCTAAAGGAGATGGTCAAGGGACAGAAGATCTGGCTTGTCTTTATCATAAATGATATCTTTTAAGTGGTGTCCTGTACAGCTACTATTAGGACAGGCAAAAGCCTATCTACTTCTTTGAGCTTTTATTATATAAATCTCCAGGGTTATAACCATCGATTTTTCGCTTATCAGAATCATTTTTGAGTTCTTGTTCGCGATCTTTGATGTTTTTTTGAATATTAAAAGCTTTTTTAACATCGGGTTCCCAGTTTGTATTTTTCTCCGACATTTGATTCTCCTTCAAGAGTAAAAACTCTTGTAGTAGCTGTGCAGGACCTAATTATAATTGGTATATAAATAAATACTTGTCAATAAAAATACATCCTATACCATTATTGGCTTCAAATGGGGCGAAAAATGCCACCAACGCCAAAGCCTAGCTTAATGTCCGAAATGGTAGATCCAAATAAAAACAAATGAGGGGAAACGCAGGTGGAAAAGAATTTTATTGATGAGTAAATTTATTCAAAATATTTAAAGTAAGCTACACATTCGGTGGGGATATCCTGGCTCCTTTTAGCTCCATCTTGGATTTTTTTTAATAATTCATTACTCACAGGTTCTCTTATTTGGAGTACTCCAACTTCAATTCCCTTTTTTATTACTTCCCATGATTTCACTTCAGCGTGAGAATATGCGACAGCTGATAAATGAGTTAAAGAAGGGTGTTCATCTCTATCAACTAAGCACTCACAATAACAAGATGGGGCATTTTCTGCAGAAGTAAGGTTGACTACCAGGACTCTGCCTTTTGGACAAGAATTAGAAATAACAATGTAAAGGTGGCTCCCAGGACCATATGAGTCATCAGCAAAGTAAACAGTCCTCTTCGGTGTGCTGCAGGGCATTAAAGACTTCCGCCTCTTTTTGGTATTGTTTTTCTTCTCTTGTTAGATACCTGATCTCCGCCGAATTCTTACCTAATGTGTGAAGTATTTTTTCTATAGCTATAGGAATAGATGAGTCCCCAGGATTTGACCATTCAGGAATATTCTTATTATCGTGAGTCCATTGGGCAATTTCAAAAGGAGGTTTTTCATGCCATTGCTTGTCAATTTCATCAAGGATTCTCATTGATCGACGGGACAGTTTCCCATTATCAGGATCCTTGACTAATGTGATTGAGTAATTAGAGACTTTTAGATGTTCATTCCAGAATGAAGATTCAGTTTTAGATGAACTAAGGTTAATTTTGTCATAGAGATTTGAAAGCACTGGCCCATATTTCATGCTGACAAATGAATCTGGAACAATCGGACTTCCGCATTCAAGTAGGGACTGGCGATTTGCAATATATAGCATTTTCATTAATTTAAGATAATTTAATGTGCCACCATATTTTTTAATCAAATATGCAGATGCCTGAGTCGCCTTTATCTCATCGAATTCGTATTTCATCTTCCCCTGTCTGTTCTCAGTATACTACACATAACTAAGAAAGCAACAAAAAGTATCAAATTATGTTATTTATGCCATTTTTTGTCCATAATGTGGATAAAACAGTTTATCAGAACCCTTTTATTTTAAATTATTGAACCTAAAAGGCAACATTAGAACTGTTATTTCCACGATCTAAATCTAATTTTTTCTTAGCTTCCAACCCTTTTTTATACAACGCTTCCTCATCAGTATGGTCATACCCGTCAATGTGATGGTAATCTCCAGCTAAAAGCTTGATATCATCAAGACTTAACACTTCCTGCCCATAGGTGATAAAACTATGTCGCAACCAATACGGGGTCCATCCACGGTCGCCATACCCATTGCGCTCCAAGGCAAGCTTGAAGGCTTTAAGCACGGCTTCATTTGAAACTGGCTTTTTCGTTGTACCGTTTCTAGAATAAGTAAAAATCCAATCGGTAACCTGATGGTAAAGCGTCTCCTGCTTCCATCTTTTTAGGACTTCTATGGTGGTTTTCGTCGGCCAGCCTGGCTTCATCTTTGCGTTCTTAGTCCCTTTGACCTTGGCTGCCGTGCCGGTCTCGATGGCCTTCATAAGGGGTATGAATTCCCGATCCAGGTCAATATCCCCCCATTTGAGGGCTCGCGGCTCCCCATTTCGGGCGCCGGTGTCATTCATTATTGAAAAGAACGCTGCCCACATGGTTGAACCCCAGAATGTGATAAGGGCCTCCACATCCTCCGGGAACATCCTTGCTCGATCTTCCCGAGGGATTGCCCCGCGAGGATTTTCTGGGCTGTCGTTGTACTTAGTGATACTCTCGACGGGGTTGGACGAAACGATTCCCTGGGAGATCCACCATTTGTACATCATGGAGATGATATAAAGGCACCTGTTTTTCGTCGCCCGAGCAAGTGGGCGGCCGTCCCTTGTCGTCGTCTCATTGATAGCAGCCTTTATCTCTTTCCCGAGGAGGGTAGCGGCATTCTTCTCCCCGAGAGCCGGGAGGATGTGTTGAGCAAGCATCCGGTGATAGACCTTATACATCTGGTCAATCCGCTTAACTCCGGACGACTCCTGGTCTGTCCTCCAGGGACTCCCCGGCTTGAAAAAGTTTTCTCCCAGGGCTCTGAAGGAAAGTGTTTCTTTCTGCCTTTCGGCAAAGAGCAATTCCTTGTTCTTCTTCGCCCATTGTTTGGCCACCTCTGAGTCGATGAATCTTGTATTGAAGTACCATTCGGGGTGTTCGGCAAAGATGACTCGGTATCGATCAGTTCCAGAAATCAGCTGTGCCCTGATAGCTTCTTTCGGCCTACCCATACCACTACATATAGTACGGTTTAGTGATTTTGTCACGTGTTTTGTAACTGAATAAAAAAGCGCATTGTAATTGCTTATATTACAATGCGCTATAAATTACTCCATGCCGGCAGTGGGACTTGAACCCACACGCCCTCGCGAGCAGCAGATTTTGAGTCTACCGTGTATGCCATTTCACCATGCCGGCGATTCCTGATTCTTGTACTATATCCGTTAAGCCTCGTCAATATA